CTAATGTCCTCGCCCTGGTCGTACCGTTTGGATTAACCATGAACAGTACCTTGGCAGCAGCAGCGGAGCCTTCAACGATCGCCTTGGTCAACGACTCAAGCGACTTTAGATCGCCGATGTATTCTTCAACAAATCCACGACCGTAGTCTTCGCCATCAATACGTGTATAACGTAAAGGTATCCAAGGTGACTTGTCGATAGAATACGATCCTTTCGACGATTCAATAACGATGCCTTTAACGTCTTGAGAAACGTAGAACTTATCTCCCTCACGAACGATGGAAGTATATAGGTCACAAGTATTTTCTTTCGACTCTTTGTAAACTTCCTGACGAACTTCTTCAGGTAGCATCATCGGAGCTATGGTTTCCTTGACTGCGATATGAGTGACGTTACCCATCGCATCGCGTTTAACGACGTAGCGATCGGGTCTGAACACTCGCATTCCACCTTCGTCAGGTAAGTACAATAACGCATTACCCGTGATAAGCAGATTCTTTAACGCCTCAAAAGCTCCTACCCTAAATGCTTCTACCTCAACTTCTTGTGAAACGGCTCTTTCAACTTCGCTTAAAGCTTGCTCTAACTCCGTCCGTAACTGCTCGGCTTGCTCCGCACCCATCTCCGCCTTTGCCTTTTCAAGTTCATAACGATCTATGACCAGGCGAAAGAACGGAGCATTGGGCGGTAGCAACGCCATCAATAACTTAGATGCTAGATTGTTTACACCCCTAGCTCCAATCCCTTGGAACGGAGTATAGTACTTAGTATGTGGGCCGTGACCTTCGGGCGGTAACACATAAGGAATCGTCAATTCAGACGAAGTCCTAGCACGGTCAAGAAATGTCCACCGTGTATTCTCTAAGGAAGTGTAAAGGCTTTGAGCCGTTTCGTAGTGCATTATCTAGGCAGATTAACTCCAGCACCCGTCATAGATCCACCGACCGAAGGACGAGTAAGTTGGGCAGTACCACGCTTACGCTTGGTTTGAGTACCCGCTCTTTTACTAGCTTGAGCTGGTTGTACACGTTCCGCCGTAGCCACAGGGGGCGGTGGAGGAGGTGGTGGTGGAGGAGGGGGAGGAGGAGCTGAACCGCCGCACATAATATTATACCTTTGTTGAGATTACTGTTGTATTCTGTTCGTCGTAAACATCTTGTAGAAACTCCACGACTTTCCGTTGCCCAACCTTCATCCATATTTCCCGCTCACTATCCTTTGGATCAGGACAACGAGAAGGGAACCGAGCGTCTAACATCTCGATCAAGGACTTACTAAGGTCGGGTAATTTTCTGTCAACAGAATTTTCCACTATATTAAATATTTAATGGTTCAAACGGTTTTGGTCGAGATAAATCTTCGTCTAAGTTTCCTGTAACCTGATGAATAAGATGGGAATACTTTCTCTTTTGTGCTGGTGTGAACTCGTCGGGCATCCATAAATATGTTAGTTCTTTCTTCTTTTTATTATATTGTCCCTTACGAATTAGGTACGCCATCCACGCGTTCATCAACGCATCTTCCTCAGTTAGTCCCGCCTTTTCATACGCATTCATAACGGTCGCCCATGTCGCTCCATCGTTATCTAGCATCCGTTTAGCTCGTACTACACCAACGCCTGGTACGCCTTTGAATCCGTCAGTAGCGTCGCCAGCAATGGCTTGCATCAGGTGGTAAGCGTTGGCATCTACCTCGCCTATCTCGTGCATCTCATCTCGATTGAAGTCATAGAACTTACATGGTACACCCTTGAAGTCTTTATCAATAGATACGATTATTCTTTCGTCGTTTATATCGGGACGCTCGGTAGCTAAGATTGCTAGTACATCGTCAGCCTCAAGGTTAGGATACATTTCTAAACCATAAGCTTCACCGAGCCATTCCCGTATAGGAACTAGACCGATAGGTGCGAACTTGGATACACGATTAGCTTTGTAATCAGGGAACAGTTTACGACGGAAGTTATTACGATCGCTGATAGCGAGTATAAAATCGTCAGCCTTGGTCTTATTGATGAAGTAATCTAATCGTTCTTGTATCCATTGTTTAGCTACCGTAAGGTCGCTTTGAACTGACCATAATTCTTCAGCCCATTGGAAGTTTGTTTGTGCGATAAACGCAGATTGATAGGCGAGTACATCGCCGTCTATAAGTAATGTCGTTTTCATTTATAATATATGCTCCAATTATGTTGGTACTTTTTGTATTTGGATGTGCTTGGGTTGTCAGGATATAGCTTGATTGTAAGTCCCGTAAGTACATCTCTTGGTATCATCCACCATTCTTTTAACGGCGCTATGTACGCAGCTATTATATCTACATCCTTGGACATAGTTTCTTTAGTCGTTGTACCACAACCGGTATTAACGCGGTAGTATGATTGTTCCTTATTCGATGTACTTTTGACCTGTACCTTTAGATCACCAGCGGGGCAATGAACGATGTAGTCCCACGGCATTGGCGTCGTTGGGGTATGCGGTTCAAAGTCCCGCTCTAAACATTCAGCTATAAACCGAGCTTCAGCGATCGCTCCTATGCGTTGTGAATTTGAGCTTGGCATGATGGTATTTTGGTACTGTCCTCGCCAATCCCACGGTACGGAAAGGTCTTGGGTATCATATAATTGTGCAACTGTAGTGTAGCTGTCATATTGTATCTCGTCCATGTTAATGTGTCTCCGCCCAATTATCTCCGATCTTAAACTCGCCATCTAACGGACAACGCATACCAAGATCATCACCCGCTTTACGGATAGCAAGGACGGCAAGTTGACCGAAACGCTCGGCACGATCAGGTACAACTTCCGTTTGGAACTCGTCATGGATGTTTGCTACAAAAGCATAGTCCTTGTTCTTTACCCATCCGTCATTGCGTAGATGCCTGTCTAACAGAATCAAAGCTTTCTTCATCACGACAGCTCCAGCCGATTGCAACAAAGCATTCAACGCTTTATGCTCCGATCTAATATGTAAAGAACGACCGTCTAAACCTGGTAGCAAACCATACTTGATAGCGTGTGCATCTACCTGTTCTTTGAAGCGAGCTAAAGCTGGTAATGATTGCAGGAATCTTTTCTGTAGGATCTTACCATCTCGTGCTGTACCTCCAACTATATCACCGATGAGAGCGGGGCCAGCACCATAAAGAAATGCGTAGATAAACGTCTTAGCTTGATTACGTGTTTCCAATCCCGCTTTCTGCTGGTTGTGTGAATGGATGTCTCCTTCCAACAATACCCTAGCATATTCACCACCATCAAACTTAGCTAAGTAGTGAGCGAGCATTCGTAACTCAAGTCCACTAGCGTCGCATCCAACGAGTTTATAACCGCTCCCTGCTTTGAATAGTTCACGACATTCCTTACCGTATGGTGCGCTTACAGCGGGGACTTGAGCGACATTAGGACACGAGTGTGTGCATCGTCCTGTGACCGTTCCACCTGTGTTAACACGACCGTGTATGCGTCCGTTTATTACGGAGTTTAACCACGAGTTATCACCGTCAATCAACATACCTAAACGCTTGGTCACCATGAGGTACTCGTTTAGTTTCTGAGCCGAAGGATGTTCAATACTTTTAAGTACGGACTCATCAATCTTTGGCTTACCGTTTGGTGTGAATAACTTCGGTTCCCAACCTAGTTCCTTTAACCGGTCAGCTATCTGATCTCTACTACCAGGATTGAACGGGATCTCCCTCGACTTTGGATCAAGCTTGATTGCTTGTTTAGCCAACGCCAACTTCATCTTCCGCTTGCGTAGCTCGTCTGTGATCCCGCCTTTAGTCTCCGCTATGATCTCGTCCCCATCGACCTCAAGCTTCCATCCCTTTGGAGTCTTCATCTCCTCAACCACAGGTGGAAACATCTTTTGTAGATCGTCAGTCAACTCAGCTCGCTTGGTTGTTAACTCGCGTGTTAACTCCTCCGCTTTAGCCTCGTCAAAAGCGAAGCCTCGGAACTCCTGATCACGCATCAATCTAGCGAACTCATTCTCTAAGTCTACCATCTTTCGATCAGGCATGAACTCTCTAAGTTTTTGTGCGAGCCTACCTGTCAGTACAGTATCTGCTTCACAATAGATTTTCATGTCGTCGTTGTACGAATCAAACGCGCCTTCTTGCTGACCATAGTCAAGTTTTGGAAAGTTCAAACGTTCGCCCCAAGCTTTCAAGCTGTGTGACCCGATCAGTTCTTCAGGGAAGTTATCCCTCGCACGATCTTCGGAAGCTAAATCAGGAGCAAGAACGCGAGATAAAACTAATGTATCTACGATCTGCCCTTTCGGATGGAACTCCCTTGGATATAGTTTCTTCAACGCTGGTATATCGAAGTTGATAATGTTGTGACCTACGATTACATCCGCCCTGTTCAACTCGTTAATACCGCGTATCAAACTTTCCCCGTGGTAAGTTATGATCTTATCGCTTTCCAACTGATAGATAGACAAGCAATGAATCTGCTTTAGATCCGATAGTAAAGCGAAGTCTTCGATCCCGTTTGTCTCGATGTCGAAATATAATTTTATTGGCTTCATCATCGTTTAAAAAGGATTCGCATCCATCGTTTGATTGTTATGATTGATAGGTCTAAAACCCGTAGTATTCGTTTCATTTAACCTCCCTGTGTTTTTGTCGAAGTACAATGTACCAGCCTCGCCTGTGTCTCCACTAAAACGATTCTTTAATACACGTAACTTCGTTTGATTAGCTTCTTGTTCTGATTGTTGATTACGCTCCAAGCCTATCACCATGTCCGACAACTGTGGAATCGCATGAGATCCCCGCAGATGCGAGAGTGATGTGGCGTGGCCTTCTTCGTGTCCACCACCTGGTGGTCTTTTTAGATGACTAACTAATACCATTCCGCATTGAGTCTCCTCAACAAGCGACCGTAGTCTCGTCATAGTATTGTCAATCAATCGTCGTTCATCATCGCCGTCAAAACCGCTGACAACAATCGAGAGGTGATCAAGGAATATCCATTTGCAGTTCAGTCCTTTGCATAGGTATCTGATGCGATTTAATAGATTGTCCGAGTCACAACTCCCGAAGTGATCGTAAGTATAGAACCGCCCGTTCCCTACCGTCTCCTCGAAGATAGGTCGCAAGGCTTCGTGATGAATGTCGTGTTCGAGATGTAGTTGTTTACCGATGTGCAGTCCCATGATGCCCAAGGCTGTCCGTCTGACACTCTCTTCCAATGCGATGTATCCGACGGTCTGTCCCTCCTGTAGTAAATGATATGCTATCTCCCTACAGAACAACGACTTACCGATCCCTGAACCCGCACAAAGCGTGACCAACTCACCGCGTCTAAGACCGTGTGTCTTCTCGTTTAGTTGCGAGTATGGATACGGGACTGTCTCGGAGTTGTTAACCTCGATGATCTTATCCCACAGCTCTTCCATGCCTACGATACCATCGGGTCGGTAGTCACGAGCTTGCCATATTGCGTCTACTAACTCCTTTGACCGGTTAGCTACCAGCATATCATTCGGATCTTTCAACGGCAGTTCAGCTATCTTCGCTTTACCTGGCGATAATAACGCCGCACATTCGGTCGCTCCTGATCGTCCTGGATCGTCCATGTCGAACATGAATATCACTTCGTCGAATCGTTCGAGCCAATCGAGTGCTTGTGCGACATGGTTCTTTCCTGACTGCGCTCCATGCGGGATGGAAACGACGGGCCACTTATTCTCGAAAGCTTGGCTCACGGAAAGAGCGTCGATCTCACCTTCGGTTACAACGACTCGTCTACCACCATCTCGCCATAGGTGCTGACCATACAGTCCCACTAACTCGCCCCTAACTTTGAAGTCTTTGTTAGCGTATCTGATTTTCTGACCTACTAACTTACCGTCTCGACTGCGGTAGTTTGCGATCTGTGCTTGTTCGCCATCAACGATCGCTATTTGATAGCCCCACTTCTTACAAGTCTTTTCAGTTATGTTCCGCCTTGTAAGATCGGTGTACTCTCCGTTGGTGATAAATGTTGTTGGTGGTTTATTAGGTTGTTCTTGTTGTGGTTCCATTCGTTTGTTGGGTTGTGTGGATACCTGACAGCTAAAGCAATAGGTCGAGTTGTCTACGTAGACGCATCGGGCATCGCTTGAACCACAGGACGGACACGGCGTGTGCATTTCTTTGTATTCAGCCATGACTTTGGTATAGTTTTATCACAATATTTTAATCCTTTCTTTTCGCACCACATAGCATAAGTAGTCTTACTACCCTTGCGTATTTTATTTGATGCGTTTTGAAAGCAAAGGCGGACATCGAGTTCGGGGTGCTGTTCCTTGATGAGCAGATGCTTCGTTCTATCCTCACTTGTCCACAACCCTTTAGTCTCAATGATGATTCCATTAGGTAGGACAAAGTCAGGCGTGTATGTTGCTTCCCTCATATAGGAGACCTTTAAACTTTCGTACTCGAACTCGATGCCCAACCGCCGTAAATAGTTGGCGGTCTTTGCTTCAAATCCTGAACGAAATTTAGAAGTCTGCTGCGAGTGGTTTCGCTTCTTCCTTCGTTTCCGCATTAGTTATTGGTTCTTCTTTGAACTCGTAGGTTTCACCGCCGTGTGTGTAAGCTTGTTCCTCGGCTTTAAAACCGGTGACGCTTTCCGAAGCTCCTACTTCAACCAGGTCAATGATCTGTACTGAGATAGGTTCCAATGTCATACCGCATCCATGAGCGGCTACATTCCAAAACCTAACCTTCAGTCCAAGTCTTACTTTACTACCTGATCCAATCAGAGGTACATCGGTTTCAATCGGCTGTGCTTTACCGTCTACAAACATAGTAGCGGCGGCTGGCACGACGACAGGATCTCCGATGTTAACAGCCTTACCTTCCTCGACATCACGCTTATTAGCTTTCATATTGTAAGCCGCTTTACGCTTTGTCTTGATGTAGTGTTGACCGTCGTCATCAATCTTGAATGGTGTGGCTGCTTGCTTCTGAGCTTTACCTCTCTTTTGTGACTCCATTTCGATGAACTCTTCATACGCTGGTTTGATCTCAAGCTTCAGTTGATCCCAATCTTTTTTATCAAGCATCAACTCGCAACGATACAATCCATGCTCCCCGTCAAACTCACCCGTAGATGGGCTTTTAAGGTAGCAGTAGCGTGTAGTTCCTATTGGTGTGATTACGTTCATATCTCGTTTTATCTCCTTGTTATGCGAAGTAATACTCTGAGTCGATAACGTCGTTTGGATCTAATGTTCCATACTCAGGTAACTCAGGTAGTTCCTTCTCTGTTTGTGTTGTGACTTCGTCTCTAAACTTAGAGAGTATGTCGGTTGAAAATATTTCTGCTGTGGCTTGTCGGATACAGGTAGCTAATGTATCGCAGTTGGTAGAGTGAGTAGCGAACGAGTCATGTACCATTGCAAGCGAGTCTATGCCCGACGCTTTGGCGTACAACGCAGTCTTCTGAGCGACGCTTGCATCGAGGCTATGAACGAAGTTAGGACTGATACCATTTGATTGTCTAGCTTTGTCAACTTTACCTACGATGTCCTCACGACATTTTAAAGTTACAACCTTGTCGCCAAGTAAAGTACCAATCCTTTTGACCGTCCTGGCACGGTAGTTCTGTACGATCTTTAGCCCGTTTGGAGTCGTCCATTTGACCGGTAAGTTATCTTTGTTCATTACTTTTACTAAGTCACGAAACCAAGTCATTACCCTGTTCTGTTTCTTTAAAGCTTTATTCATCGATGTCCACACTAGCTCAGTCAGGTAGTTTAAAGCTTCAGGTGTATCCCGTAAAAACGGGTCATGCTCATTCGCTTCTGTCTTTTTATGATACCAATCGCTCAGTAACTCTCTGCATGAATATCGCGTACCACCGTATGGCTTTACCATACAAGGAGCTTTCGTAGCTTTACGATCAATTCCAAACTTAAACCAGGTAGACGCTAGATGATTACCCGCTTTGGCATCCGTTAATAAACGATCGTTTACAGCGTCGCTTATATCTGTGTAAAGATCCGCTGGCTTGTCCGTTGGTAAAACATTTGTGGCCCTCGCTCCTTCCTCGTCCCTGCCTAATAAACTGAGTATCTGTATCCCGTTATTAGACGCGTCCATAGCACACGGTAAACGCGTGGTAAATCCTTTGCCTACCTTCAGGTACTCCGCCCACTCCCGACAGAAAGCTAGGAACTGCCACGGCTCTTCAGCGACCGTCCACCAATCGTTCGTTCTTGGATCGTTATGTACCTCGATGATTTCTTTTCTTCTCGACTCTACCCACTCAACCCTTTCATCGAATGTAAGCTTGCTTTTACCGAAGCAGTTAGCCCCGTGTATAGCGAGCCATCGAGCGTCGGCATCGGTTGTGATCATCTTCGGTGTAGCAAAACGCAACAATGACTTAGATAAATCCGTACCTTGTGGTGATAGAAAGAATGGTATCGGATACATACGACCGCGAAAATCGAGCTGATGCGGGAAGTAAAACTTGTTTTTAGACTCGAACTTCTCCGCCGTCCAAAGCGTTTTCATGATCGCTAGTCGCCTGGATCTCATCGAGATGTTTAAGTTGTGTATAACTCCGCACTTACGACTGTACTCCTTACGTGCTACATCATCCGTCTCATAGATAGCATTCCAAATAGGTAACTCGTAGTCACTACGGCGTACCATCTCGCCGATCTCCTTGTCGTTTTGCCACGCCCATTTAGCGACGCCTAAAACGTCGTCATTAACTTCCCAAGCTGTTTTTTGGACATGGTTCACGCCATTAACGACGTCTTTCATCTCTCCAAACTTCAGAGAATGTAGGTAGTTATAATCGTAGGTCTTAACAAAAGGTAACGGCGGAACTCCCTCAACGTCTTTATATCCGCCAACCCAAACGGACGACCATTCTTCGGGGAGTTCCACCGTTGGTAACCACAAAGGTTTTAAAATCTCTTGGTCTTTATTGTACTCTTGCATCCACTCGAACAACTCGTCGGTAGCTACAACATACATTACAGACTTCTCACGCTCACCCAACATTCTGAATGCGATGAGATATGTGCTGGTTCTGATCAGTTCCAACAGCCAAGCACCCATCGAGGTACGCTCCTTGAGCGACCATCTCTTCCAAGTTCTGATACTTCCTTTGGATGCTTGTAGCTTTTCATGGCGTAAGAACGACTCTCTTTGACGACGATGTTCACGGTCACCATGCTTTTCCATGACCGTCTTTTTAATGTAGTTAAACACTTCAGGATGCTCGTCCTTTAACTGCTTGTATCTACACTCGTCTTCCAATGCCATTGCGATAGCGTTTGCTGTCGATCCAAGCGGTCGTTTCTCACCGATTCCATCCAATGTAATCTTCAACGCCAAGTAACAGACTTCATCGATGTCCATGTCCCACATCAACGGCATCCAAAACGGGATGGAGTGGCGATTCTTACGGTGATACTCAATGCGTAGTTCAGCTTCTTCCACCAGCTTTGGTAGGTAGTTTCTTAACAGCCTCTGACCGTATGGTGTGCGAGCTTCTTTCCTGTGCTGACGGGCTGACTGAACGATACGGCGGTAACGGGACACACCCAACTCCACCATATCCTTATTTAATTCGCTTTGACTCATTCGTTAACTCGATAAAATCCGATTATATAGGGTTTGTCAATGCCTTTCCAAAACATCTCGTGCATCTGCTA